TCATGCAGACGAAAATCTTCCAGAATGGGTTCAGGCTAAAATTGTTAAAGCCATGGACTATCTAGATACTGCTAGAGATTATATGAAGGCTAACAAGTATGCCGAAGAAAGTAAAATTCCATTTGCCGGGGCTGCTGTAGGACACAAAGAAGGTCCAGAAGGGCAATGGCGTAACAAAGGTCCTAAAAAAGATAAACCTGCTAAGGTAGGAGATCTAGTAGGCAGCGGTGAAAGTATTGAACACGATATAGATGAAGCCAAATATCGCGGCAAAGAAGTTCCGTTAGGTAAGAAATTACCAGGCGATGTTAAAAAATCTAAAGTCTATGTTCGTAAACCAAATGGCAATATCGTCAAAGTAAACTTCGGCGATAAAAAAATGCGTATTAAGAAATCAAATCCTAAGCGCAGAAAATCTTTCCGTGCAAGACATAATTGCAAAAATCCAGGACCACGTTGGAAAGCACGTTACTGGTCATGCAGGAGCTGGTAATGCTTTTAAAAGAAATGTTTTCGCCCATAGGCGCACCTAAACAAGACGATGAAGAAATCGATTGGTTAGACGATTTAAAATTTTTCATTGATAACGATAACGATATGTTAAATCGTTATTTCTTTCCTGCGGTTGATAGGCACAAAGAACATAAAGGTAATCCGCATGTTTTTAAAGTTTATATTAGACCAATAGAAAATTGTTTAAATCACTATTGCAAAATGTTTGATATTCAAGATAAAGAAGAGAAATTTCCTAAAGAAAAACTCATCGATTTAGCAAAACGGTTTGCAGAAGAACAAGAAAAACATATTGAGAAGGGCGATTACAAGTAATGTTACTCAACGAGTTATTCGAAGCTGAAACAAAACATGTAACATTCTGCTTCGGCAGAATGAATCCGCCTACCATTGGTCATAAACAAGTTCTTGATACTATGAAGTCGCAAGGCGGAGACATGAAGATTTTTGTTAGCCAAAGTCAAGATGCCAAAAAGAATCCTTTAGATTACGGAACAAAAATTAAGTTTATCAAGGAAATGTTTCCTGAGTATGCTAATAATGTTGTCGATGATGCTGGATTGAACACTATAGTAAAAGTTGCTTCCTATCTTCATGATCAAGGATATACTGCTGCTACCTTTGTAGCAGGTAGTGATCGTTTAGAAGACATGAAAAAACTTTTAGAAGCCTATAACGGAGTTGAAGGTAAGAGCCACGGTTATTATAAATTCGAAGTTTTAGATTTTGTATCCAGTGGTGAACGTGAAGATGGTGCCGAAGGTGTCGCTGGTGTTTCCGCTAGTGGCGCTCGTGCTGCCGCAGCTAACAACGACTTTGAAGCTTTCAAAGAAGCTACAGGCGCAGGTGAGCTAGCCAAACCATTGTTCGCTGCTGTTCGCAAAGGTATGAAGATTTCAGAGGACATAGAAGAAGGCATCAAAAGCAAAATCGCCGGAGCAGCATTAGCCGCTGCTAATTTATTAGGAACACCTGCACAGGCAGCAGAAGAGCCTGTTAAGCCTATTACAATAGCTCACGTGATAATTGATGGTGAAGTAAGGAAATATAACTTAGGTGACAAATTTTCTAGTGCTCGAGAAGCGGAAGAATTTATCACTAACATTTTAAACAAACAGGGATTACAAGGTTATCAATTAGAAATTAAACATGGATATCCTAAAAAGAAAGAAGTAAAAGAAGCTCCTATCGAAATGGATCCTGCAGATCCAATGGATCCGATGATCTATGGTGCAGGAGGTAACCCTGCAAAATTAAAATATAGAATGCTAAGAGCAGCAAATCAATTTAAAGATATAGCTGCTCGTGTTGATAAAGCCAGTCCCGGAGAGTGGCAAACTATCGCAAAACAATTCGAAGAATTAAAAATGAACGTAGAACAAATACGTCATGCTCTGGAAGAATTAGGCAAGATGCGCAAGAAAGGCGGAATACGCAGTCGAGGAATTGATCCTATGTTAGATGATATCAACGAAGGATACGGTCGCTACTGGTGTTCGACAGATAAGAAATGGAAGACCCGCAAAGGTCCTAAACAAAAGAGATCATCATGAAAGCAAAAGAATTTATTCCATCAAGTAAACCACGTAACTTTGTAGCAAAGAATCAAAAGACTGCAGGCGCTGGCGCACACAAAGATTTAAAACGTGCCGAAAAACAAGGCGACGTTAAACATAAGAAAGATCGTATTCCTATGGACGAAAGATATAGAGATCCAGAAGATTGGGATGAAGGTAATACTGAACCTCCTAACAACATGGCAGTATACATCAACGGCAAGAAATGGAAAGTGTTCCAAGGTCGTGGACAGTATGCCGATGATAAATGGGAAATGAAACAATACTATGATTTGCAGGCGTGGGCTAAAAGAAAATCCGACGCTACTGGCAAGAAATGGGAAGTATATAGAACTGGTGAACCAGCTACAGCATAAATGGAACTATCTGATTTAAAACGTCTTGCAGGTATTACAGAATTCAAAGGTTATGTAAAATATAATCCTGTTGATCCTCTAGATGGAAGTAATATCAGCGTTACAGGCAACGAAAAAGGAGAGCTAATGAAGAAACATAACATTAGACCCGGAACACCAGAATGGTTTAAATTATGGTTTAGCTTACCGTATCTAACCGGAGAGAAACCAGTATGAACGAATATCCAGTATATCCAGAACAACAAGGCGAAGAAGACCGTCCCTTAAATCCTTACAGTCCTGTATGAGAGCTCACGAATTTGTAACTGAAAAAAAGCGTAAGCGTAAAAAGCCTCGTTGGGCTGCTTACGGTCCTGGACCTTACGGCGGTTACGGTTATGCTACCGGCTACAGTGGTGACGGTGGTGGCGTAGGTGGTGACGGTGGTGTAGGAGAAGGTTGGAAAGACTGGGCTGCTGCTGGAGCATTAGGCACTGCATTAGCATTTAGTAGTCCCGGTGATGCTGAAGCTGCTAAACCTAAAGCAAAAGATCCTATATCTCAAGTAAGTAAAAAAGAAATTTCAAAATCCGTTACTGGAAATCCGCATGAAGTGTATCTTAAAAAAGCTGCTGAAAAGGCAGGTATCAAAGGAAACGAACTTGCTGCGTTTCTCGCACAATGCGCTCATGAAACTATGGATTTTAAACACATGAAAGAAATCGGAGGCGTATTAGATTTTAAAAAATATGATATAAAATTCGCTCCCAAGAAAGCAAAAGTGTTAGGAAATACCAAACCCGGCGACGGTGCCAAATACAAAGGTCGAGGATATATACAGCTTACCGGAAAATACAATTACAAAAAAGCAGGCGATGCATTAGGAATCGATTTAGTTAATAAACCGGAACTGTTAGAGAAACCAGAGATAGCGGCCAAGGTAGCGGTGTGGTATTGGAAAGAGCGAGTTCGTGATAAAGTTGATAATTTCAAAAATACCAAAGATGTAACAAAGCCCATTAATCCCGGTATGAAACATTTAGATCAACGAAAAGAAAAACATCAAGCATTTATGGTAGCCATGAAATGAGAATACACGAAATAATAGTTGAAGCTAAAAAAGAACCTGATAATCAAAAACCCACAGGTCCTGAAACTAAACCCACTATGCCGAAAGGCACAGTAAAAGTAGATGTCAGCGATGTCTATGACTGGTATAAATTAGGGCAACACGTTAGTAATTTAAAAGGTCTCGGTAAACACGATTTTGGCAAGGGGCCTCCAAGTGCTATAATGTCCTTCGGTGATGAAGAGACTGAACACAAATATATTAAAAATCTCAAGAAAACTGGGCTAGACACCACTGATATAGATCCTAAAAGCCACGAAAAGAAAAAAGGTCAAAAAACAGATCCTACATATAACGTAGGTGAAAATTTTGCGGATGGCAAAGTCAAGGGGAAAAGTCGCCCAGGGCGTGTAAAACGCTCAGGTGCTAGCTGTAATGGTAGTGTAACAGACTTACGCAAACGTGCTAAAAACGCCAGCGGTGAGAAGGCTAAAATGTATCACTGGTGCGCTAACATGAAGAGCGGCAAAAAGAAATAAATATTATATTATGAAAATCAGAGAAATCTTCGAAACAGCTACAGCAGGCGCTACTAGTGCAGGTAATATTGCCACTGTTGTTAACCCTGATTTCACTAAAAAAGTCAGCAAAAAGAAAGCCAAAGTAGTTAGTGCAAATGCCCTAGATACTAAGAATGTTAGCCTTTTTGGCGGACCGGCAATCAAAAGATAAATACATTATACACCTTTAGGATTAGGACTATGGACTTTAAATCATTAATTACAAAAATCAGCTCGATGGATGACAAGATCGAAACCATCGCTGCTCCAGAATTACCAAAAGCTGTGCAGCTCAATGAAGATGCACAACTTCGTGTTTTAGCAGGAACTTCTACTTACATAGCAGAAGCTAAGAAAAAAGCCGAAGAAAAGAAAGAAGAAGTTAAAGAAGACGACATGAAAGTCGGTGACACCAAGAAGACTGCCAAAGGCGGAACTGTTACTAAGACTAAGACAGGTATCGTTCATAAAGCAGGACCAGGTAACTACGGTGGATCCGATGACAAAGATACTGATCCTGATGCAGATGACGATGCTCCAAAGTCCAAGAAAAAAGCTAAAAAAGAGTCTGTAGATCCTGAACAGTTCAAGTCTAAGTTTTCTAAGATGGTCGAAGCTAAGAAGGCCGACAAAGAAGAAAAGAAAGATAAGAAAGCTAAGAAGATGGAAGAAGGTGCTAAGCCAGATTTCTTAGACGTAGATAAAGATGGTGACAAGAAAGAGCCAATGAAGAAAGCTGCCGCTGAAAAAGGTGGTGACAAGAAAGACGGCAAGAAAGGTATGTCAGCCAAGCAAGAAAAATATTTCGGCAAGAAGAACGAATCAAAAGTTCAACTAAAGAAAGTTGTTGCTGAAAGTGTAGAACAAAAATTATCTTTCAAAGATATGGTTAAGTTAGTTCAAGAAAGCGGTGGTCAACAACAGATCGATCCAGTTGATACAGCATTGTTCAATTGGGCTCAGCGTGTAGCAGTTGCCAAATTAGGTGAGGGCATGAAGGCAGATCTTTATGCTGGTCTAATTTATGAGCGCAACGGTGGTGTATTCGAAATGTATGATGTTCTATCAGAAGACCAGAAATAATTAACATTTTGGTAAACAAAAGCCAGTCCTTAGTTGACTGGCTTTTTTATTGACTATATAATAGTCCTATAAGGAGAATTATATGGCAAAGATGTATGGTCCGGAAGAAAAAGCAAAACTAGAGAGATTGATTAACGAAGGCGGAAATGTTCTTCGTGAAATAGAAGACCTACAAGAAGGTCTTAAAGAAACTGTCAAGGCAGTTGCAGAAGAACTGCAAGTAAAGCCTAGCATCATCAATAAAGCAATTAAAATCGCACATAAAGATAATTGGAAGTCACACGAAGAAGAGTGGGATGAAATTGAAATGATCTTAGGTGTTACTAAGAGATTACCTGAATGAATTTTTTAGCAAATGTATTCGCCGGCACTATAGAATGGATAAAAGATGATTGGAGATCTCACCCGTTTCGTTTCGTGGTCGAAGTCGTGGCTTGGGCTATCTCGATTGGATGTAGTATCACTATGGCTCTCACAGTCCCTACTCCTCCCTTACTTATTTTATATCCTATCTGGATTGCTGGCTGTGCTATGTATGGTTGGGCTGCTTATACTAGGAAATCATTTGGCATGTTGGCTAACTACCTGCTATTAACTACCATAGATACCATCGGCCTAATCCGCATGTTATAAATAAACATAGAATAGATGGTAGGCGAGGCCATAAGCCGCAAGTTAGGTATTTGCAAGCCATAAATTGCATAGGAGAAAAATTTGAGTTACGTTGACGCATTCTACGATCGCAACGACGACATTATCCGTGTCGTTGAACGCAATGACAAAGGCGAGAGGCATTTTAAAGACTATCCCGCCAAACATATCTTTTACTATCAAGACCCTAGGGGAAAATATCAATCCATCAAGGGCGAGCCTCTAAATAAAGTTACCTGTAAAAACATCAAAGAACTTCGCAAAGAACTTGCGATCCATTCTAACAAAAAACTCTACGAAAGCGATATTAATCCAATTTATCGCACATTAGAAGATCATTATCTTAATGTCGACGCTCCTAAACTAAACGTAGCGTTCTTCGATATCGAAGTAGACTTTGATCCAGAACGTGGTTACGCATCACCAGATGATGCGTTCATGCCGATCACTGCTATTGCTGTTCACCTACAATGGATGGATACGTTGATCTGTTTGGCTATTCCTCCCAAAACAATTAACATCATCGAAGCTAAAGAAGCTATCAAAGATTTTCCTAACACTATGCTGTTCGAAACAGAAGCAGAAATGTTAGATACTTTTCTAGATCTTATCGAAGATGCAGATGTATTAAGTGGTTGGAACAGTGAAGGATTCGATATCCCATATACTACCAATCGTGTTATCAAAGTATTAAGCAAAGAGGACACTCGAAGATTCTGTCTTTGGAATCAATTTCCTAAAAAGAGAGAATACGAAAAATATGGAAAGACCGCAGTTACCTTTGACCTTATCGGTCGTGTTCATCTAGACTTACTAGAAATTTATAGAAAATATACTTACGAAGAACGTCACTCTTATCGTTTAGATGCGATTGCTGAATACGAATTAGGAGAAACAAAGACAGTTTACGAAGGCACACTAGATCAACTTTATAATAACGACTTCCGTAAGTTTATTGAATATAATAGACAAGACTGTGCTCTGCTCGATAAACTAGATAAGAAACTTAAATTCTTAGACCTAGCTAATAAGATCGCACACGAAAATACAGTTCTGTTACAGACAACTATGGGTGCTGTGGCTGTTACTGAACAGGCTATTATCAACGAAGCCCACAGACGTGGTATGATTGTTCCTAATCGTCGAAAGATGGAGGAACATGGTGATACGCAGGCTGCAGGTGCGTATGTTGCATATCCAAAGAAAGGTATCCATGAATGGATTGGTTCTCTTGATATTAATTCTCTTTATCCTTCTGCTATTCGTGCATTGAACATGGGTCCTGAAACTATTGTAGGTCAATTACGTCCAGACGGAACCAAAGCACATCTCGAATCAGAGATGGCCAAAGGTAAATCATTTGCTGCTGCCTGGGAAGGCATCTTTGGGTCTCTAGAGTATACTGCTGTAATGAATAGAGAAGTTGGAAGAGAAGTTACTATTGATTGGGAAGGTGGCGGTAGTGATACTTTAAGTGCTGCACAAGTTTATGATCTTATTTTTGAAAATAATCAACCGTGGATGCTTTCAGCAAACGGCACAATCTTTACCTACGAAGTAGAAGGTATTATCCCTGGACTTCTAGCACGTTGGTATAAAGAACGTAAAGAGATGCAGGCTAAGCTAAAAGAATGTATTGCCGCAGGAAATAAGATCGAAGAAGAATACTGGGATAAACGTCAATTGGTTAAGAAGATTAACCTAAACAGCTTGTATGGTGCTATTCTTAATCCAGGTTGCCGATTCTTTGATAATAGAATCGGTCAATCGACTACTCTTACAGGACGTCAAATTGCCAAACACATGGCATCAAAAGTTAATGAAATTATAACCGGAGAATATGATCACGTTGGTAAATCAGTGATCTACGGTGATACAGACTCTTGTTACTTCTCTGCGTATGCTACGTTAAAGAAGGACATTGAGAAAGGCGCACTTCCTTGGACTAGGGAAAGTGTTATTGAACTTTATGATACCATAGGAGAAGAGGTAAATGGAACATTCGTCAAATTCATGCAAGACGCCTTCCACGTCCCAAAGACTCGAGGAGAGGTCATCAAGGCAGGTCGCGAGATTGTTGCTTCCAAAGGATTATTCATTACAAAGAAGCGATACGCAGTGCTCTACTACGACAAAGAAGGAAAACGGTCAGACGTTGACGGGAAACCAGGCAAAATTAAAGCCATGGGGCTCGATCTCAAGCGGTCAGATACCCCGGTTGTTATCCAAGACTTCTTAAGTGAGGTATTAACTAAAGTCCTAACAGGTATGCCAAAAGAAGAAATTCTAGAGTATATCACTGATTTTAGAACCGAGTTTAAAACTAGACCGGGTTGGGAGAAAGGTAGTCCCAAACGTGCCAACAACATCACCGAATATGCTGCCAAAGAAAAGAAAGCAGGCAAAGCAAACATGCCAGGACATGTTAGAGCCAGCTTAAATTGGAATACTTTGAAGCGTATGTTCGACGACAAGTATAGTATGCAGATTGTTGACGGGGCCAAAGTCATTGTCTGCAAACTTAAAGATAATCCTATGGCTTATACATCAGTTGCATATCCGGTAGACGAACTTCGATTACCTCAATGGTTCAAAGACTTACCGTTCGATGATGCTGAAATGGAAAATACAGTCATTGACGAAAAACTAGAAAACCTTATTGGTGTTTTGGAATGGGACATCAGCTCAACAAGGTCGGATAATACATTCAGCAAATTGTTTGATTTTGAGTGATTTCAAGGTTGATTTCTACTCACGATCTAAATATAATCTTAATATACATGGAGACTCTCTAAATGAAAGACATTTTACAAGACATCGTATCACATACGCAAAACCTAGGCTTCCTTACTACTGTTAAAGTAACAGGCGCAGAAGATAAGACACAGATCTTTTCAATGGCCGATGACCGTTCAGTAATTATGGAGGCAGAAACTGCCAATCCTTATCCGGATATGTTAGGCACATTTGGTATGCCGCAACTACAGAAACTAAAATATCTGTTAGATGGTGCAGAATACAAAGAAGATGCTAAGATCAATATCACCACAGCAGAACGCAACGGTGAAACTATCCCTGTCGGTATTCACTTTGAAAACAAAGATGGAGACTTTAAGAACGATTATCGTTTTATGAATCAGGAAATCATCAATGAAAAGATGAAGACTGTTAAGTTCCGTGGTGTTAAGTGGGACGTAGAGATTGAACCAAGCGTAGCTTCTGTTCAACGTTTCAACTTTCAGGCAGGTGCTAACAACGAGCATCCAACATTTCTTGCTAAAACAGACGGTGGTAACTTAAAGTTCATCTTTGGTGATGCTTCAACGCACGGCGGTGAATTTGTATTTGCACAAAATGTTGCAGGTAAATTAGATCGTGGTTGGACTTGGCCAGTGCTTCCAATCCTAAGCATTCTTAAGATCGCAGATGTTAACAACACAAAGATGTCGTTGTCAAATGAAGGTGCTATTCAAATTACTTTAGACAGCGGACTTGCTGTTTACAAATATATTATTCCTGCACAGGCGGCCTAATGATCGGTAGCGTATTTCCTACAGGACGTTATGTCCAGGTTTCAGGTGGCACAGCCAGCACTTATGTGAACGGTTATTCTGGATCACAGGGTGTTGGCAATATGCGGTATAACACTTCTAGCCAACGTATGGAAGTCTTCGACGGCAGTGGATGGGTTCAACTTAATTTAGGCTCTGCATCGGTGGGCCTAAATAGTGAAGCAGAGTCACTACTTGATTGGGCACGTGAGAAACGCAATGAAGAACACGAATGGTATAAACTAGCTTCATCTAACGAAGCAGTTCGCATCGCGTTGGATCAATTAGAACAGGCAAAAACAAGATTACAACTTACAGCAATTTTAGCGAGAGACAATGAACAAACAACCAGTTGATTTAACACCTTTACAAAAGGACTATGCGGTATACCTACCAGCTATTAGTTCTTTTTATTCTACATACATAGCAAAACAAAGATTAGAAGAATTTATTCCCAACGATCGTATTCCTAAGGGTTTCGATCGAGGCATCGAAGGAATGAACTTTCTTAACCCTGAACAGGGTTATTTCTATTATAAATTTGCTTTGTATTCAGCAGGTCACGCACAGCTAGATATCAACAAGTCTATGACACAAGAATCTATGATTCAACAACGTGATCGAAGCAAAACAATGATCTTAGGCGACTCCGGTGGTTACCAGATTGGTAAAGGTGTTATTAAGTTTGATTGGCAGAACTTTGAAGGTCCAGAAGCAAACAAAACTCGCGAAAAGATTCTAA